CGCTAGCGGGTTCTGGAACTTCACCCCCAGCGGATCGATGATGTCGCCGACGCGGTCGACGGTCGGAGTTGTGGCGATCCCGCGAATAACGCGGCGGCCCTCGTCCACCGCCTTCACCTGAAGGACGGAATAAGCACGGTTCTGCATTGCGAACCTCCTAGATAATTACGAGTTCGTAGGTCGGGGCTTCCGTCGCCTCTTCCGGCGCAATCCCCATCGCCATTGCCAAGCTGACCATGCCGTCGATCCTTCCTGCCGCCTTGGCCTTGTTCAGCTTGCGGTTGCCCGCAGGGTCCGAGGTCACCACCGCATTGGCAGCGCACATCGTCAGAACCGGGTGATTTGCGTGGCGGACCTTTTCTTCGAGCAACGCCGATTCCAGTTCCCGCAAGGCCGGGGACATCGACGCGAAGCCTTGTCCGAACTCCGCGAACACTTCCTCGATTTGCTCTTCGGTGAACCCCGCCTTCAGCAGCCACGGCTTGAGGTGCCGCATCCCCCAGCGGTCGAACGCGATCTTCAGCCGCGGATGGGCGAGGTAGAACCCGAACAGCCACTCCGCGACGAACTCGTATTGGATCGACCGGCCCGGCGTGGTCTGCAAATACCCGTCGCGCGCCCATACATCGTAAGGCACCCGGTCGGTGCGAGACTTCTCCAACAGCCCCTCGCCAGGAAGCCAGAACGTCGGCTTTACCTCCCAAGCGTCGTCGATCCATGCGATCGGCACAAACGCGGTCAGGTCATGCACCGCCGACAGGTCCAGCCCGGCATAGACCGGCACATCGCCCCAATCGGAGACCTCGCCACCGTTCGCCTGCCAGATCGTCTTCGACACAAACGGCGTCGTGCGATCCACGCGCTGGTTCAAAATCAGGTTGCGGTATTCGTTTTCGCGGCTCGGCATCCGGCGGGCGTCTTCTGCCATCGCCTTCACTTCATCCGCAGACTGAAAGTCCCCAAAGGCCGGGTTGGCCTGCTTGATCGTCTCGACATCGAACGGGTCTGCTTCAACGTCCGATGTGTAGAGCGACAGAATAACCCTCGGGTCCGCGCCAGAGGATGCGTCATCGATCAGAACTGACAGCAAGTCCCCATCGGTTGGAGCCTGCGTCGAAATCACGATTGAGAGCGGGTTCTCCTGTGCGGCACAGGCGGTTTCCAGTGCCTCGTAAAGTTCGGACCTCGGCCCTTTGACCTGCCCCAGCTCATCATGAACGATGAACACCGGGCTAAGGCCATAAGCTGTCGAAGCCTCCGCCGAAAGCGCGCGATAAAGCGTCCCCAACTCCTGGCAGGCCAGTTGCTTTGCCGTGTCGCGAACCACCACCACCGCGTTCAGGTCCGGCGACATACGAACCACCTTGGCCGCCAGGCTGAACAGGATCGCCGCCTGGTCCCTCGATTGCGCCGCCGAATAAAGCTGCGAGTTCGGCCGCGCTTCCGGGCCGCACAAATGCAGCAGCAACAGGAACGCGGACAGCGCCGTCTTGCCGTTCTTGCGGCCGAAGCTCAGGATCGCGCGGCGCGTCCCGGCCGGGTTGTCATAAATCCGCTTGATTTCCTTTCGCTGCCACGGCCGCAGTTTGACGGGTTGCCCGACAAGGCGCCCCTCCGGAACCCTGCAATAATCCTCGATCCATTTGCAGTTGCGCTCGCCGCGCGTCAGCTTACCTGCCACGGCTTGGCCGGCGCTCCTGCCTTCTTTGCCGCCGTCGCCGCCGCCTGCGGCGTGTAGCGAGACTGATTAGTCAGCCGCAGCTTCGTAGCCTTGTCGGCAATCGCCTTCGTCTCCCGGTCCCGCATCTTCAGCAGGCAATCCAGGTCTTTGAGCGAAATCCCGTCTTCGCGATCGGGCTGCGACATGTGCGCCTCGATCACCAACCCCAACCTCTCCGCCGCCACAACATGTCGGCAATAGTCCTTGAGCAACTGCTGAAGGGCCGCCGTCCCGAATACGTCCGCCGCCTCATGAGCCACCGTCCGCTCCCAGACCTCGGCTTCTTCCGGGGTCAACTCGACGGGCGGGGAAGGGCGCTTGTCGAGACTGCCGGCGATGACCGACAGCGATGCTGCCGACTTGCGGGCCATGCGAAATCTCCAGGTGTTACGCGCACGCGCGCGTGGTGTTACGGTTTATAGTTTTTGTGGGCGGGCGGCGGTCCTGAGCGCGACGGCCCAGACAATTCCCCTCCCCGCCCCCTATCATGCGACCAATCGAAGCTGCCCGAGCGGCTTGTCTGCCTTCTCGATGTTGCACTTGCGGCAGGCACAGGCGGTATTCCTTCGACTGTGCTCGCCACCAGCGGCCAGCGGGATCACGTGGTCTAGCTCAGGCGCGTTGTCTTCATATGTTCCGCGCAATCGCTTTGGCGTCTTGATGCCACAAAGGTGGCAGCGCCATTTGTCTCTCTCGAATATCTCGAACGGATCGAAGCGCTCAGCATTGCGTCCGCGTTCAACAGCGCGGCGCCTCGCCTTTGCCGCCCGCTTCCACCCCTTCAATCTGTGAGCCATGCAATCCGTACAGAACCGCTGCCCGAGATGTTGTCCGCTTAGGGGCGCTGAACAGCTACTGCAGCAGTGGGAACGGCGAGCCACGATGTCAGCGATCTTAGCGCGCAATCCCTGAATGCGGTGCAGCGCGATGGGGACGCGCCTTGCTATCCGTTTCAGAGCTGCCGCCTCACGCTGCACTAACATAGACTGGGTGACCCGGCCACGCCTGAGCTTGTAGGCCGCCACCTTACAGGCATTGGAACATAGCGACGCCTGAGCATTGAAGCGCCTGAACATCCTCCCGCAGTGAGAGCACGGCATGAAGGGCTGTTCTATCCTCTTGTATGCCCGCGCGTGGTGGCGCTCTCTGCATTTAGGTGAGCAAAACCGCTGCGGTCGTCCTCGCCCCTTTCGCCGCTTGAACGGCTCGCCGCATTGCGCGCACGTCGGCCAAGCGGTATCCGCTGTGTCAGCCATTGCGATCCTACCCGATCGTTGATGGTCAGGCCCGGCTCGCAGTTACCGCTGCTTGTCGGGCCGCTTTTGTTCTACTCTTCTACAGGCCAGCCATCAAGCGCGATGGCCACCTTCTTTCGCAGGGGTCTGCCACTTTCTTCCGCGACTTTCGCCTTGTTGCATTCATCGCAGATCACTTGGAGATTCCCAGGATCGTCGGTGCCACCATGCGCCTTCGCTGTAATGTGATCGACTATGCGGCCTGCCGTGGTCCTGCCTTTCGCCCTACATGGCTGGCATAGGTGCTTATCCCTTGCGAGGATGCGCTTGCGTAGTTTGTCCCAGGCAGTGCCGTATCCTCTGGCGTGCCGGCTTTCACGCGACCAAGCCACTGCGCTTCCTTAGCTCTGCTGTCTTCGCCCGCTCCACTGTGGCCGGTCCTGGGGAGATTGCGTCGGCGCTAGGGGCGGGCAGGCGGGTGATGTGCGTCACCGGCCGGAAACGCGAAAGGGCCGCCCGTGAGGACAGCCCTTCATGGCGCAATAACGCCAATTAGCTGAATGGACTAACTTAGGGCGCGCGTTATGTCAAGAGGGCCAGAACCTGTTCGGCAATTCGTCCGCGTCCATCAATTCAAGGACGATCGACGCCGGTCCGGAAACAGGCACATCGCCCTTCTCCCAACGGCGGATCGTCTTCTCATCTCGGATACGCAGCAATGCCGCAAGGCCACGGATGGTTAGTTCGTAGCGCTTGCGGATGGCTTTGAGTTCGGCGGGGGTCATCGCTCCAGCGCCTTCCCGAACGCAACGCCGTGCCGAAATGCGATAAACAGCTTGTTGAGTTCCCCGTCCTGGTAAACGTAGCCCTTCACCCAAAGTGCCTTATCCTCCTTGTCGAAGCGGCCGGGAAAGAGCCGCTCAAACATGGCGATGATGTCGTAATGCTCTTTGGTCTTGATCTGCATTTTCATTCTCCCTTAGCAGGTGGGGCACCGCCCCGTTCGATGACTAGTGGATAGGGCATTATGCCCACCGCGTCAACAGAAAAACGCACCTCCCACGAAAAAATTTCACAGCCCCTCCTTCATCGCGATCAGGTCAGCCACAAAACACACCGTCAGGAACGCAGTGTGCTTAGCGTCCCGGCTCGCATAACCCAGCGCGGCGCCAGCCACACCAGCGGGTATCCCATGCCGACATACGTCCTCAAAAACGTCCCAATACGGTTTGGGGACATAACCCTGTATCCGGTGAAGGGTCCGCCGGGCCTCCACTTCGCCATTCGCCCGCGCTTCGGTATCGCCGCCACCATCCAGCCTTTCGCCGTATTTAGCCGTCAGAGGCGTTTTCAGGCCCGCCAAGCGCCAAAGGGTGGTGACATACCCGATAGCCGCCTCTTGGCGCTGAGAGAGCCGTTTCTGGGCGATCCAGCGGCATAACGGGGTGCCGCCTCGGTTCACGACCGTATACGCCTTCGTTGCTGTCTCCACGTGCGTGACGAAGCCCTTCTCGTAATCGCCATGTCGCTCAGCCTCTTTCGGCACGATGGGCTCTGACCTGTCTCGGGCTTCCTGGCGTGCTCGGGCCAGGCGGCTGCGGAACTGCCATTCGGTTTCATCGCGGCGCTTGCGTAGGGAAGTCATGCTGGGGCTCCGAAAAGAATTACGCGAAGGCCGCGCACCGGATCGTTGGGCTAGACAGCGCCTCGATCGCTGTAGCGCTCCGCCGCTGATCGAGGGGCGGTGAAAAAATTTCGCCCGGCTGTGATTTGTTGTTGACAGCGTTCCTAATTGTTCCTATATCAGTTTCATCAGCGATGGGGACTGGCCCCGCGCAGCAGGTAGGAGAACCGCAATGACCATCACCGAGATTTTCGCTCAGTTCCGCAAGGGTTCGCAGGGTTTCGTCCAGGCCGTCCAGGATTACTGCGGCTACGATTGTTCGCACGAGGAAATCGCTCGCATCGCCGAGCGCGCCAACAACGCCGACGAGTTCCAAACCATCTGGGAAAACGAGGACTGGTGGGCTGACGCGAACAACTGATCGACCCGGCCCCGCTTCGGCGGGGCCTTTGCTTTGAGGGACAGCATGAGCAGCGACGCCGAAAAATTCCGCGCAGGGATCGGGCAACTCTGGGGCTACGGGGCGCAGAGCCGAGCCGCGCGGTATTTCGAGGTTACCGACCGCACGATCCGCCACTGGATCGCCGGGACGCGCTCCATCCCCGCGAACGTCATGGCCGAGCTGCACGCCATGATTTCGATCGCTCCACCCGACGGGGAGACCGACCGCGACGCGGCGTGTCAGGACGCGCTCGAACCGGCGCTTTCCGAGCTGCGCGATCGCGCGGTCGGAGCGGGCTGGCATCCGGCCGAGGTTGCCACCGCGATCATGGCGTTGGCCGCCGCCGAGATACTGGCGCACGCCGGCCGGGAGGGGCTGGCGGACATCATGGGGCAAATCGACGCTGTGGCAGGCTGACCAGGCATCGAACCCCGCATCGGCCAGCGACGCGGCAAGCTCGAGGGTTTTCGTGTTCGAGCAGCGCAGGACGCACCAGCGCTCCGTCGCGTGCCGGGTGACGTGGACATAGGCCATGTCAGGCGCTCTCCCTGAAAAAAGTTTGAAATAGGGCTTGCGCTGCCCCGTATCTTTCGGATACAAGGGACACACCAAGAGCGGATGGATCGGCCAACCGCGATAGGTATGGAGACCTGAGATGGCGAAGCGGTTTGAAAACCTTCCGGAGCTGAGCGCTGACCTGGCTTTCGCTCTGATCGAGCGCCTGTCTGCTCGTGACGATCTGAGCGTCCAGTTCGGGGCCTCGAACCAGTCCTGCTCGCGCTACGTCAACATCGACATCCTCGACGAGGACGGTGATTACGTCGAGGAGTTCAAGGTGCGCTTCTCCGACCATGACGACCGGCATGGGTCGGACATCACCATCCGGATCGACCATCTGGTTTCGGACATCGAGGAAGGTAGCGAGTTCGCCGCGGTCGAGATTGGTGCCGAGGCTTACGAAGCCGCGCTGGTCGAAGCCATTTCGGCGGTTGACAGCTTCGTTGCGGAGAACGCCTGATGAAAACCCTCTACGCCGCCTGCCTTTCCCGCCTCGGTCTATCGCTGGCCGAGGCGGCTGCGCTGCATGATGTCGGATTGCCCACGGTGAAGCACTGGTCATCGGGCCGGCGTCCGGTGCCGCAGGGCGTGTGGGATGATCTGCGCCGCCGTGAAGCGCAGATCGTGGATGGCTCGGACGAGTTGCTCGAGGCCTGGGAAGGGGCAGGGCGGCCGCCGATCGAGATTGACGATTCGTCGGCGGACGAGATCGCGGTGATGGCCGCTGCCGACTTCCTCCTGAACACACCGGAAGGCGTTCCGGTTCAGCTAGGACCGACCGATGCGACCCGTGAAGCGAGGCGCTGGCGCTAGTCATTCAGGCGCTCTCCTTGTGCGTTGCGGGAAGGCCGGTCCACTTGGAGCTATCGAACGTGACACGGGCACACTTCACATGCGCATTCGGCACATCGCATATGCTCAAGACAGCACTGGAAACATTCGCCGCCCCGCTGCGCGCCGACAGCCCCTCAAGGCGGGCAACCCACAGAACCTGAGCGAGGTCGGGGCCAGCTTCAACAGCCTCTACGTCGGTGAGGTAGGTCCTGTAGGTGTCTTCGCGCACTATCATCAGGCGCTCTCCTGTTGGTGTGAGGGGGTCATGCTGGGGCTCCGGGGGTGGGGGTGGTCATTCGCTTGGGCCGATCTTGGTTTCGGTCAGCAGGGCTTGCAGCTCGGCGGGCGGAACCTCGTCCTTCGCGGGGTGCCATTCCTGTTCGTGCTTCCATGCGAGGTGGCGGGCGCGGCTCTTGGCGTAGCGGCGCAGGGCACCGGCACGGATTGCCGCGCTTCTCACCTCTGCCGGGGTGGGTAGGAACTTGGCCGTGCGCAGCAGTTCGACGAACGCAGCTCGCAGGTCACTGACCGGCAGGTCGCGAAGGGCGAGCCAGTACATCGCCAGGCGCTCCTTCGCCTCCTCCTTAGAAACCTTCGGCTGAGCGGTTGCGAGCGCCAACTTCGCCAGCATGGTCTCAACTTCGTCTTCGGTGACGAGCGGCGGTTCCGGCTCCTCCGCAAAAGCTTTCAGCGCTGCGGCAGACTTGGGGCCGACGACGGGGCTATCTCCCGAAAGCAGCAGCTCGTTCAGCTTGTCGCTCAAGGGCGGCCTGGACGTAAGGGTTCCGGTGCTCGTCGTTGTCGGGAGGTTTGCGGTCATGGCGTTTCATCTCATCGGTTTCGAATACGGTGAGCCAGCCTCGCTCGGCGGCGTTGGCGAGGATCGGACCGGGCGGCCATCCAGCATCGGCCCACTTCCGGAGCTTGTTCGTGATTTGCTTGTAGGCCCCCGCCGTCATCGGCCTGCGCTGGGCCTTGCGAGTGGCAAGCAGGCTGTCCCAGTCCGTCGGGTCACAGCCCTCAGGACACGGGAACGAAGACCTCGCGCGCTTAGACTTAGCGTCAGCTAAGTCTTTACTGACGGTTCTTGACGGTTTGGGTGGCAATTTGCCGGGGGTTTTCGTCGTTTTTGTCACCGGTGACGATTTGCCGGGGGTGGCAATTTGCCGGGGGTTGAAGTGGTAGCGATTACCCCTTCCAGGCACTTCCTCGCGGCGAATGATGCCGGCCAATTCGGACCCTCTAAGGTTCCGCTGGATGGTGCGTTCGTCACAGCCGCACTTGCGCGCCAACGTGGCGATCGAGGGCCATGCAATGCCTTCATCATTCGCGCAGTCAGCTAGTGCCAACAGGACAAGCTTGTCCTTGGCGGGTAGGTCCATTGCCCAAACTGCGGACATGACGCGGACACTCATTTCAGCACCCTCAATTCGATCTCAGGGTAGCAGTGGCGGAACAGCGCAGCGCGAAGCGGGAAGTCCCGGACGATGAAGCCCTTCACGTCCTCAGCAACGACCTTGCCGCGCTCCAGGTAGGTGAAGTCGGGTCGGTACTTTGCCGTATGCCCGTTGCTCATTTTGATGGGGCGACCGTCGAGCCGCAGCTCGTAAGTCGGCTCTACTGTGAGCCCTTCGATTTCACCGGCCCGCAACAGCAGGTGAAGCTCGGCGCAGCGACGGGCCTCCCTGCCGCTGGCATGGACGTGACCATGAGGACACGTTGTCTTACGGGCTCGGTACTTGTTCACGCCGCCTCCAGTTCCAGTTCGTTGTCTTGCTGGCGGGCTTCGATCTCGCGCTCGGCTTCCTCGATCAGCTTGGCGAGCCGGTCATAAGACGGCCCCACCAACGGATTGCGGCGGCAGTAGATGTCGAAGTGTTCCCGCGCGTGGATGACGGTGGAATGGTCTCTGCCACCAAGCGCCTTGCCGATTTGGGGGTAGGAGTGCCGCCCCCAGCGCTTGAGGGCGGCAACCACTACCGCGCGGGCATCCACTAAGGATGCGTGGCGCCTCGGCCCGGTCAGGTCCGATGCCGTGCAGCCGAAGTCCTTTGCCACTAGCTCGATGACGCGCTTCGCCACGAATGGCTGGAGGAATGGGTTCGGAGCGGGTTTCGGCGGTGGCAGAACAAGGTAGTCCCGCTTGCGGGGCTCCTCTGGCGGGTCCACCGTCCCTGCAGGCGAGTATATCTTGCCGTCGAGCGCCGGGTTATCCTTGTAGTAGGTATTCATCGGCTTGCGGCGCTGCTCGATCCGATAGCGCTCGCTCGCAATCCAATGCAGCGGCGGGGCCTCTCCGAACTCAAGCCGAGTGTAAGCCTCGATCTTCGTTGGGCTGGCTATGTAGGTAGCCAGGTGGCGCGCGTATGCTTGGGGCGTGTCGAAGGTCATCCAGCTTTCCTTGTCTGCCAGCCCTTGAGGGCGGCCTGTCTGCGTTGGGGTCGGAGGGCGCGGCGGGCGCGAAGATTGCGCTCCAACTCGCGAGAGAAGCGGTAGGCGGCCAGCTTGCGGCGGATGAAGGCGATCATGCTGCCTCCTTTGTGCGGTAGCGCGCTTGGTAGGACGCAAGCGCAGGGTCGGGATCGGTGAGGCGCAGGCCGTTTTGCAGGCACTCGCGCTGGATGGTGTCGAGGTAGCGAACCATCTGCCGCACCTTCATCTCGCTGGTGACGGGCAGGAAGCGCATGGCCTCCACCTTCAATTCATAGGGCAGCGGCTTGATCGCCTTGTCATAGACGGCGCGGAACTCGGGGCTTTCCTCGCGAAGGATCGGAACGCCGTAGCGCAGCTTCCATTCGCGCTGCACCTCGTCCGCCGTGCGGTCGCCAAGCTGGTTGGCTGCCTCGGTTGCCCAAAGCCACTGCAGGGCGTTTTGATCGCGGGTCCGGTCGCGCCCCTGAACCCACTCCACCGTGATCGGCAGCTTGAGGTTGCCTAGGAACCGGGCGAAGTCGGCCAGGTCGCGTTCGTTCTCGATCAAGCGGTGAGCCACTATGCCGCCTCCCGCAATTCAGGGAGGATGCCGAGCGCGATCGATTCCTGTTCGAGCCAGCGGGCCTCTGCCAGCAGGTCTATCCCGTAGGCGTCGTAGAAGCCGCGATGGCCTAGCGCCTCGACGCTAGAGCGAGGGCCATGCTGCACGTCATGGTGACGAGGGCAAAGCGGAGTGACGAGGCGGTGATCCTTCGACAACCGCCCCGGCCTGTCAGCATATCCGATAACGTGATGCACGCATACTGGACGCGCCCCGCAGGCGAGGCATGGCAAGCCAGCCACGCGGGCCATGTGCAGTTGCTCGGCTCTGTTGGGGCGCTTTGCCATCAGAACGGCACTTCGTCATCGAGATCGACCGGCCCACGCGCGTTCTCGATCTCCCGGCGCGCGGCTTCGCGATCATAGCCCCCGCTATCCCGCTGGCCCTGTGGGCCGTCGAGCATCGTCAGAATCGCGTTGGGCCCCTGCAAGACAACCTCTGTCGAGTAGCGGTCGGCACCCGACTGGTCCTGCCATTTCCTGGTCGAGAGTTTGCCCGAGATGAATACCTTGGAGCCTTTGCGCAGGTAGCGTTCGGCCACCCCTGCCAACCCTTCGGAGAATATCGCCACGCTGACCCATTCGGTCTTTTCCTGGCGCTCGCCGTTCCTGTCCTTCCACTTCTCGGTAACGGCGAGGCGGAAGTTGCAAACCTTCCCTCCATTCTGGAAGGATCGCGATTCAGGATCGGCGCCAAGGTGGCCGATGAATTGGCATTGATTGAGCATTAGGCGGCCTCTCTTTGAAGATAGCGCTCGCGAAGGTCGGCAA